GAACTACAAATCTTGTTGACGATTTAAACGAAGAGCATGGTAAATTTATCTGGATGTTAAGATCATTTTCGAAATGATAGGAATGAAGAACAATGTTATCAATAAGATGCAAAGACTGCAATAAAGAACTAATAGGACATGTAACAAAAACTGTTATTTGTGGTTGTCCTAATATGGCAACAATTCGTGGAGATAAGATTTCTGCACTTGACTTATCTCGTATTGTTATGCTAAACTCATTAAAAGAAAATTCAAAAGCAAACGTACTATCTTCTCAAGATATTGCTTGGCAAGAAGCACGTAGACAACGTAAAGTTCGTCGTTTGGATTTTGAGGTTCGCTGAACCTCACTACTGGAAAGGTGGTCGAGTGGTTGAAGGCTCTAGTCTTGAAAACTAGCGATGTGAAAGCATCCGTGGGTTCGAATCCCACCCTTTCCGTTTAGAAAAGTTACAAATTTAACAATTTTTTCAACAGTGTTACCAAATGAACACAAAAAGTTGACTGCGAAATACTCTTGATTATTATATAGTAGTATCACGGGGACGAACCGATGGATCAACACACCTACGATAATTGGGTGAAGATCAAAGCAACTTTTGAATCTTCTGGGAACACCGATAATATGTTCTACAAAAGAGCAGTTGAAATCGTAAAAACCCGAAGAGATCCTCTTGCAAAATTTCTTGGCGATGAAAAATGATGCACGAACAAGAAGAATTTATCACACGTTCTGAAGTTCAGGAGATGATTGATGACTCTATCAGAAGACACAACCGTAATGCTTCTATCATTAGTATGTGCGTCGGTTGGGTGGTTCTTGCTTTATTTGCTGAGGGACTTTTAAGACTTATAGGTGTGATCCCACCTTTACTTCCATTTCTTAAAATTACTTTAAACTAATGGTAACAATTACAGAAGAAGATTTGTACAAATTAAATCAAAGAGTTCTTCATCAAAAAATGGAAGAACTCTTTGAGGAACCATCTACTTACGAGGATGAAGAAGATGATTAAAACGCTAATATCAGCGATTCTTCTTTTTTCCTCTATTGGACTTTTTATACATTGGGGACTTACACACGCATATCCAGAGGTTTTATGAGAGTAGGATTAATTGGTCTAGGAAGAATGGGCGAAGGTATGTCTCGCCGTATGATGAAAGCAGGTATTGAAGTTTGGGGATATAGAAGGAATTATGAAAAAGCACAAGAAGCATTTGAAAATGGATATGTTAATGGTATTGCAGATTCTATACAAAGCCTTACTCAAGTAGTTAAACACAAAATCAATGGTGGAACACAACCAGGAATTTTTCAAATGGTTGTGCCTGCCGAAACAGTAGAGGAGACAATCAATGAGTTACTACGATATTGTAGTGAAGGAGATATTATTATTGATCATGGCAATAGCAATTTTAAAGACAGTCGGAAAAGAGCAGAACGTCTGGCAAAAGTTGGTATCCAATACATTGATTGTGGCACTAGCGGCGGTGTTTATGGTTTGGATCGTGGATACTGTCTTATGGTTGGTGGCGGAAATACTGCAGTCGCCACTTGTGCGAGCATTTTTGATGCCCTCGCTCCAGGAATCAACGCTGCCCGAAGGACTCAATTTAACTCGGACGTAACTTCTGCTGAGTTTGGTTGGTTGCATTGTGGACCGCCAGGTGCAGGGCATTTTGTGAAGATGGTGCATAATGGTATTGAGTATGGAATGATGCAAGCATATGCCGAAGGATTTAATATCATCAAGAATGCTAACTTAGGTGCTCAGTATGTTAGAGAAGGAGACGCAGAGGTTGCCCCAATGGCAGACCCAGAATCTTATTGTTATGATATTGACGTTGCTGAGGTTGCTGAGCTATGGCGTCGCGGTAGCGTGGTTGGCAGTTGGTTACTCGATCTTACTGCTGATGTGCTACGCAGGGATGGTAGCCTTAAACAGTTCTCTGGAGGCGTATCCGATAGCGGTGAGGGTCGTTGGACTGTTTCTGCCGCTGTGGATCTGGGGGTTCCCGCTCCTGTTATTACTACTGCCCTATTTGAAAGATTTAACTCACGCAATCTCGGATCATTCGGAGCAAAAATCCTGAACGGAATGCGTTATATGTTTGGTGGACATCATGTTAGGTAAAGCACTTATTTTTATTTCTATTCCTTTTGTATTGTCTACACTCTACTTCGGAACACGAGGAGGATACTATGACTCCAAAGAATATAAGGGAAATGGAACCGCACATTAAGCAAAGGTATCATTTTGCAATGTCAGCATTTTCCAGAATGCTTGGAGTAAGGTCTGCTTCTAATGATATACATATTAAACAGTTTTGTATCGAGTGGTCTTGTTGGGAAGTTAATGCCCCCTTATCGGGGCTTGACGAAGTGGACCAATACATGTATTATGAATATAAGAACTGGAGGGGAAGATGATTTTTCACTTAGTTGAAACACTAGCATCAAGTCCCTTCTTTCTCTTCCTATGTGGATGTGGGTTGACAATTGTGCCATTTGCTGGTATTATGATTATACATAAAAAAGGTTGATAAAATAAAAAGAAAATGACTCGTTTACTTTCCGAACTTCCAATCTCTCAAACAATTTTTGATGCTGAAGAAAAGCACGGAATTGATACTCACATGGTTATTGAATGTGTTTCAAGGAAAGATATTCCAGAACAAAATGTTGAAGAAGAAACTGAAGATTCTGTTTACTGGTGGGTTGAGTTTGAAAATGAAATTAAAACATTTCAAACATTCGATGAAGTGCAAAAGTTTCTTTTGAAAGATGCAATTTCTGAAGGATCTAAGTGGTTTGAAAAAATCAAAGAAAAGCAGGAACCAAAATCTGTAAATTAACTTAGATTAATTACCGGGACGTAGCTCAGTTTGGTAGAGCAGGCGCTTTGGGAGCGTCAGGCCGTAGGTTCAAATCCTATCGTCCCGATTCGTATATATAATTTTTTTTATTTCTGTAATGTCAAATAAAGAATCTGTTACTGTTGTTGGAACTTTTGAGAAGATTCTTCCATCAAAACTCGTCGATATGATGAGAGAGGAAATTGAATATTTGATGGAAGAAGATTATATGCAAGCAACTACTGGTCCTATCGAAACTTGTGAGACAAATTTAAAAACTAGAAGTACTAAAATTTCCTGGTGGGATAAAAATCATTGGGCATCTTCTATTTTTTGGCATTATTTTAATAGAGCAAACATAGACATATGGGAATATGATCTAACTGATATAGAAACCATTCAAATAACCAAGTATGAACCTGGTGATCATTATACTTGGCATTGTGATTATGGGGCTGATGATGAAGATGATCTTACTAGAAAATTGAGTGCAACTTTATTAATATCTGATCCTTCGGAATATGAAGGTGGCGAATTTGAAATTATTGATTATTCTGGGGCTGCCTTAACTCTCCCAAAATTAAAGGGAACTATAATAATCTTTGATTCAAGAGCTCCTCATCGTGTTGCTCCAGTAACATCGGGAACAAGAATATCCTTGGTTTGTTGGATGAGAGGACCTAAATTAAAATGACAAATATATTACCGCCTGTATTTTCAAAAACTCCTTTTAAAAAAATTAAAATCCCAAATTCATTATATCAAAACATAATGAAGGAATATTCTTTCATGTCTTTCGATGAAGAAAAGGATGGATTTGAATATTGTCCAGATTGGGATGCGTATACTTGTGGTGGTGTGACTATAGATGGAAGTAATTTTCCATATTATAATTACTATAAGATTTCAGAAAAACTTTATGATGAGTGTTATGATGCCATTACACCTATTATAGAAGAATGGTCTGGATATGAAGTTGAAAAATCTTACGGATATGGTATTAGAAGTTATGTAAGAAATTCAACTCTTAAGTTGCATAGAGATAAAATGGATACACATGTTTTAAGTTGTATCCTATTTGTGGATCAAAAATCCAAAGAAAACTGGCCTTTAGATTTTTTTGATCATGAACATAAACACCATAAAGTATTTTTTGAACCTGGTGATATGTTGCTATATGAAAGTTTGTGTGTGCATGGTAGAATAACCCCTTTTAATGGAGATTATTATAGAAATATGTATTTTCATTGGAGACCTAAAGTTTGGGAATGTCAAATGAATAACTACTCATCCATTAAATACAGGTTTAAAAACCTTGATGAATATTTAAATTTTTATGAAAAATAAATATATTACTTTCAGTCCCTATCATGCCGGTCTGTGTAATGTAATTATGTCATATGAATTGGCTTTTTCTATATCATACATTACCAACAGAACTTTGGTTTTGCCTCCAAATAATTTTATATGTTTTATATCTGGAAATAAAAAAAACCAGTACATTGATATTTGGGATATATTTGATAGAGATTATGTAAACGAAAACTGCAATTGTATTGACTTTTACAAAGTCCCTGAATTAAAAGGAAAATATAATTTACTTGGAAATGATACTTCTTATACAAAAAATATTTCAAAATTTATAGATGACATAACAGAAATAAAATTTTCTGATTCTCATAACAAAGAAGAAATCAATGATTGCATTGCAGAATCTCATAGTGTTTTAGTATCAAATGACTATGATGATCCTGATTTTGTTAGTTTTTGCAGTAGAAGAGAAGTCTTGAATCTTTCAAAAATAGATACAAAATTTATTCATTTTGAAGGTAATTTATTTGGTCCATATTGGTATCATGTCTATCCCGGAAATTATGAGGAAAGAAATTTGATGAAGAAAAAAATTAATAAAATTTTTACATATAAGTCAAAATTTTATAATTTCGGGGAATTAATTTCATCTAAGATTAAAAAATACAATGCCGTTCATATTAGAAGGAATGATTTTTTAGATGCTAGGTTGGAAAAAATAGAAAATGTCTCTTCAAAACAAAAAATTTTAGATAGATTGAGACAATTTTTTGACAATTCAATTCCATTATACATAGCAACTGATGAAGTTGATAAAAGTTTTTTTGATCTAGTAAGAAAAGAATTTCAAGTTTATTTTTTTGATGATGTATATAATTTTTTGGAATGTAATTTAAATGAACTAGAAAAAACAGTATTAGAACAAATAATATGTTTGAATGCTAAAAAATTTTATGGAACTTATTATTCAACTTATTCCTCTCGAATTAACATTCTGAGAGGTATTGAGGGGAAACAATCTGATGATAATATTGGATTGAATTATACCAAAAATCCGATTAATCT